AAGAACGATAAAGATAATGCAGAAATGATAAAATTCTTAGTTGATAGTGCTAAAGGCATTAATACAATTAAGATTACTAAGGAGGTAAATCAAATGACAGAATCAACAGAAGCAGTTGTAGAAACTGCAGTTGAAAATGCAGAGATTGCTCCAGAGGCACAGCCAGCAGAAGTAGCAGCAGATGTAACAACAGAGGTTGTTGCAGAAGTAGCAGAAACTCCTGCAGTCGCTGAAGAGGCACCAGCAGTTGAAGAACTTGCTGTTGCTAAATCAGATGATGGTGGTGCAGAATCTTCTGCTGCAAAAGCAGCAGTTGAAGTAGAGAATGTAGTGGAAAAATCTATTGCAGATGTTAAAGAAGAAGTTGCCAAGGCAGTTTCAGAAATTAATACTTCTCTTACTAATGCCTTTGGCGATCTTGCTGCAACTATCAAATCTCTTAATGAGAAGGTAACAGCAGTAACAAAATCTCTTGATGCAGTAACATCAGATGTTAACGGTATTAAGAATAACTTTAACGAGTTTGGCAAGCGAGTAGATCTTGTAGAACAAGACACTGCTTTCCGCAAGTCTGGCGATCTAGGCGAGATCGTACAGGAATCACCACAAGTGGTTCAAAAATCCCTATGGGGCGGTCGTTTCCTCACATCAACCGACCTATTTAACTAAGGTAAAATCACTAGGAGGTGAAAAATAATGTCGGAACAAAATAAAGACTTAGAAAAAAACTATCCAGGATCAGGCGGAGCAGGCAATGAGATTAACTCTCAGGGCGGTTTCGTTTCTGGTGGTATTGGTGGTGCAACAGGTTTGGACTCTGCAGCAGCGTCTGTAGGATCACAACTTGGTAACACTGCTACTGCAGCATTCGGTTCAACAACTGGAGCAAACGCAGTAAACCCAACAGGTGTTGCAGGTGGTATTTTAGCACCAGAGCAAGCACGTCGTTTTATTGACTACGTATGGGATGCAACTGTCCTCGCTAAAGATGGCCGTCGTGTCACCATGAGAGCAAACACCATGGAAATTGAGAAGGTAAACGTTGGTGAACGTGTAATTCGTGCTGCTGCTCAAGGCGCACCAGATTATACAAACATCGGTGCAACATTCTCAAAGGTAGAACTTACAACTAAAAAGATTCGTCTTGATTGGGAAGTATCAACTGAAGCACTTGAAGACAATATTGAAGGTGGAGCACTTGAAGATCATTTAGTTCGCTTAATGACCAATGCTTTCGCAAACGATATTGAAGATCTTGCTATCAACGGTCTTGGAACAGGCGCAGACGCATTCCTTTCAATTATGGCAGGTTTCGTAAAGCAAACTCGTGGAACAGTCGGAAACGACGCACACGAATATGCTGCAACAGTTTCAGATAACAACTTTACAACATCAGTAATGCAAGGTTTGCTATTAGCAATGCCTCGTAAATACCGTGCACTTAAGTCAAATCTTAAGTTCTACGCAGGTACTGATGCTTTTGCTGGTATCGTTCGTAACAACGGTACATTAGCAGATGCTATCTCAGCAGCGTTCTCTGATCGCACTGGTAGCACTCAAGCAAACCGTCAAGAATTCCTTGATGGAACAGCACAGACACTAGGTAATACACGTACAACTCGTGTACTTGGTGTAGATGTTCTTGAGGTTCCTTACTATCCTGCAGGTTATGTTGATTTAACATTCCCTCAGAACCGTGTATGGGGCTTCCAGAGAGACATCACTGTAAACCGTGAATACAAGCCAAAGAAAGACACAATTGAATACACAGTATTCGTACGCTTTGGTATCCAATGGGAAGAACTAGATGCAGTCGCTTATGTTGACTCAGATAGCGCTGATTCCTAAAATATAACAATCACGTACTAGGGAGGGCGGTATAAAAACCGTCCTCCTTATTGTTATTCTGGTATAATTACAAATGAGTACAGGAGAATTATGAATACAACAATGGAAGAACTATCAACTAAAAGCGTACTAGCATTAAAGTCATATGCTAAAAAAAATAATATAGAACTTTTTGAAGCAAGCACTAAACTTGAAATTTTGGAAATTATTGCTAGTTGGTTTCCACCAGAAAATAAAGAAGAGCGTGTAGAAGAGGTAGACAAGGCTGAAAACATAACAAATAAAGTAGCCTTGTATTCAGATAAAAATCTTCACATGGACAACTTAGGTGCATTAAAAGTAGGGTATAACATAGTATCAAAGGAGGCATCGGAAAAGTGGCTAACTCACAGGCTGGTACGCATAGCATCACCTGAAGAAGTAGCATCTTATTACCGTAAAGACTAATGTCAATAGTACTTCGTTTACCACCATACCCACTTTCTGTAACATACAAAGTTCCAGATGAAACAGCAGACTATATTCTTGTTATTGAAGATGTTCCAGAGCAGACAGAAATTGAAGAATTTATTAGCGGAGAATCTGGATTAACATCTTCTTCAGAAGGAACCATTACATATGAACTAAATGGTGACTTTGTAAAATATGATAAATCTTACGCAGTAACCGTATATGAAGATATTGACGGAGAACGTGGCGATATTGTTGTTGAAGATAATTTGCAGATTGAGCGCCCATATGTAGATCCAACAGCATTGGCAATTGCAAATAATGAAACATCTGCTACGGATATTGCTAAATATAAAGAGTATGAATCTTTAGCAAGAGCAATTATTGATACAATAGTTGATGGCTTTTATTATAAGCGTAAATATCTTGAAGTTGTTGGACAAGAGACAGACTATATTCCACTTTGGGATAGAACACATAAAATCTTAAAGGCATACGAAAATGCAGAACTTGTATACGATGTTGATGACGCAGATGGACCAGCATTGGGAGACTTTAATTATTTAATTACTAAAGATAAGACTGCAATTACAAAAGATCCAGTACAGGCAACTGATTCTTTAAATAGAGCAGAAAGACGTCCAGCAAGAATACCAGTGGCTTCTTCGGATTCATTTGCAATATTTGATACAGAAGATAGCGGAAATGTACAAACTATAACTGCTGGCGTAGGATTTCCAAACGGAACAGATTATATTTTCTTAGTAGAAACAGGGTATAAGGTAGTTCCTATTGACATTCAAGATGCTACAAAATTATTAATTAATGATATTAAATGTGGTAAGTTGGATTATTATAAAAGATATGTAAAAAACTACAGCACTGATCAATTTAAAATTGAGTACGATAAAAGAATGATTGAGGGTACTGGAAATATTATTGTAGACAAGATTTTGTCTAAATATGTTAATAATATTGTTCGTCCTGGAGTTTTGTAATGAACTCATGCGAAGTTACAGATTTTATGTATCCAATGAAGGCTGACATATACTTTCCAATTCTTACACAAGGAGATTACGGTCAACCTAAAAAAGATTGGGTTTACGATAGAACTGTAATTTGTAATGCAACACCAGTTGGTGGTTTGGGAACAGAAGATATTAAGCCAGAAGCATTTTTACAATACGAAAACAAACTTATTGCAAGGACCCAAAATGACCCCAGACTCTCTTCAAACAATGCCAACAATGCAACAACAAACATACTTGTAACAAATGTAAGAGATGCAAGCGATAATATAATTTATAAAGAAACTGCTGGACCAAGATCTGGCAAAGGAACTATTTATGAAATAGCAACAGTTGAGCCATTTACTGGACCATTTGGGTCTGTAGAATATTATAAAATGTTGTGGCGTAGAACTGAAAATCAGACTGTAGGTGACTAATGATAGTTACAATGAATACAAAAGTTTTTGATAAACAAATGAAAAATATTATTGATTACTCTGTTGGATTTTTAGACGGCATCCATAAAGGTAAAAAAATATTTTTAGATAAGTTAGGTCTTGGAGTGATTAGTGCTCTTGCACAATATGTTGATGTTGAAGCAAGGTCAAATCCAAAAGCATTACATCATATTTATGAATGGAATCAAACTGGTAGCCCAAATGCAAGATTATTTGATTTAAAATATACTGTTAGCAATCTTGGACTATCTATTAATTCTTCATTTAGACAATCAAGAACAGTATCTAAAAACATGAGTGTTCCATTTTATAATAAAGCAAAAATTATGGAAAATGGTGTTCCAGTTACAATCAAACCAACTAGGTCTAGGGTGCTAAAGTTTAATGGTCCAAGTGGAGAAGTATTTACAAGCAAACCAATCACCGTAGACAACCCTGGTGGAGATATGGTTTATGGAAGTTTTGAAAAAACTGTGGACGAGTTTATGTTAAGATATTTTAAACAATCATTTTTAAAGGCTTCTGGCATTTATGATTATATTAAAAAACCAAAACTTTATAAAACAAACATGAAGGCTGGATCAAGAATGGGTAGAGCCAAGGGTATTGATACAGGATTTAAATGGATTGCTAATGCAACAATTGGGGTAGAATAAGACCATGAGTATATTAACAGATACTGGTTTTCCACCTACATTTTTAAACAGATATGTTTTGTCTGAGTTAGCCTTTTATGGCCTTATGGCACAATCAGACATATTGACTCCAGGTACAACTAATAGGGAAAATGTAAGCCCCATGATTCCAGCACAAAGTCCAACAAATATTGAAGATCTATACAACGATAGTATTCAAATTAGGCAAACAGAAAGTCCAGTGTTAATTGTTTATGATAGATTGATGAGATTTAGACCTACCCCTTTTTATGCTCATAAACGAGAACAACTTATATACTTTATATATTCTACAGATGTAGGCAAGTTAATAGATTCTGTGCGTGTTATTTCAAATGCCCTTGATCGTGAAGACGCTTCAGCCCAAGATATAAACTCCTACAGCATTTCAAACCCAATACTAAACTCCGCTGGAGAGGTATCTGTTCCATATAACATTTATTTTCATAATACCAGGGTATATCAAGCAGACGAAAGCAGGGACGTAGCAGAGTTAGCATCGGCAAGAACCCTTTTTGTTAACAAGTTGATTATTGAGTATGACTATCACATCAAGACTGAGCCAGATTCTAGATATACATAAACAGCGGTATAATAGGTTTTGAGGAAACACGCCAAACAACTTAATATACTTTATGAAAGAGGTGAAATAATATGCCATATAGCCGTGGTACGTCAAACAACATTATCGTTGGTGCAGCAGCACTTTTCGTTGCTGATACAACTCTAACTCCAGGTACACTGGAGGCTTTTGACGCAAGCGAATCTTTTAAAGATACTCTTGCAGATGATGCAGCGTATACCAACGTAGGTTACACCATGAACGGTCTAGAATTGCAGTTCCAACCAGACTTCGGTGAAGTCCAGGTAGACCAAATTCTTGACGTTGCAAAACTATATAAGCAAGGTATGCAGGTTAATCTTGCTACCGCTTTTGCTGAAGCAACACTAGAAAACTTGCTTCTTGCATTAGCATTCTCTGATGCACAACTTACAGGAAACAAGGCAGCATCTACAGGTCAGACACTTAATCTATCTGCAGGTGAACTTGGAGAATGTCCAGTAGAACGAGGAATCGTTGCTGTTGGACCAGGAACTGGAGATTGCGACAACTCTGACTCTGTTGAGCGTGTTTACACAGCATATCGTGCTCTATCAATTGAGAACGTAACTGTATCCGCAAAGCGTGACGAAGCGTCAATGTTTGAAGTTTCATTCCGTCTTCTTCCAGAAGATGCGTCAGGATCATACGGTAAGATCGTAGATCGTACATTTGGTCAATCATAATCTAATTTTAGATTAAAGCAAAAGCCCATCTCTTATGAGGTGGGTTTTTTGTTTTGCCTGTGATAGAATAGATAAATCATGGCAACAACAGTTTATCAAAATAAAGTAATAAATCTTATTGATGGAACAGAACTAGAAATTATTCCATTAAAAATAAAATATCTTCGTGAATTCATGGAGGCTTTTGAAAATGTAAAAAATGCCAAAGACGATGACGAAGCAATAGATTGTTTAATGGAATGCGTTAGAATTACAATGAAACAA